GCCAGCTTGGTTTTCTCTTTGAAGAGCAGCGCGTTGATATTTAAACATTATCTTGCCCAACGCCTTAGCATCAGCAGATGCCTGAGCAACACCAACCGGTGTTTTAAGGTTAAGATCGCCAAGAACATTGGCAACTTGCCGCTCAAAGTCACCCTTCATGTTATTAAATTTTGTAAGCAATCCAGCTTTTTTTAGATCCGCTATGAGGCCACCAGCGTATGAGTTTACAAGCGCACCGGTTATTGAGTCCACAGACCGAGAAGCACCTTCAAATGGCGCGTTCACACCCACAAGAGCAGCTTCTAAGCCAAGAGATGGATCGCCGGTCATTTCATCAGCGCGTTCTGCCAGAGCCATTAACTTCTGCTCTTTGAGAATATTCATATACCGATTGCGCTTTTCAATCTTCTTTGCAATCTCTGCTTCTTTGGCAATCAATAATCCACGCTCAAAGATAGCAGATTCAATCTGGTCCAATGCACCAGCAGCCTGACGAGCCTTCTTCTCAGCATTTAATTCTGTCAGGATCTCATCAAGCTCATCATCGCTCAACCGGCCCTTGTTGGCTTCATCAGCAATCTTTAAACAATCTGCCATTATGACCTCGCCACGCAAACGGTTACAGCTTCAGTGACCTCAATATATGCTTGGGCCTGAGCATCTATTTGTTTTATCTCATCAAGTTGCTTGATTTGATCTGGCGTCAACTCACCATCTTCACGCATCTGTGCAATGATTGCCTCTTCTTGTGCGATTGGCTCATCAAGCTCAATGTCATCACCAATACGATCAAAACGTGCAGCAGCATCAAAGTCAGCAAAAGGATCATTCTCAAGATCAAGAGCATGACGCGCCGCCATCTCTGCTTGCATATCCTGTACTCTTCCGGTCACACTGCTAAGAGCACTTGTTGCATCTATCTGGTTTCGTGACATCTCTTCAGAAACAAGTGCAATCTCTTCATCCGTAATGTCACGGACACCCTGCTCTTCTAACTCTGTGCGTATATCTGCGCGACGAGAAAGCTCTGCCTCATAATCATTCTTTGCTGCGCTATAAGTTCTCCATCTTTCAGCCTGATCCATATCTTGTCTAGCGAAAGTAAAGTTACCCCGACTTTCTTCAGCTAGTGCATCAATTAGTGCATTGGTATTTCTCTCTGGCAAGAACCCAGCTTGGAACGCCATATCAGCAGCATCGTCAAGATTAGTATTAGTTTTTGTATTGCTAATACCGTTGACCATATTGCCTTTGCTGTTGATGTATCCAGCGCGACCCTCAATGCCAAGGTTCTTTAGCTCACCTCTAAATGTAGGATCTTGATCGTTTATACCTCCACGGGCGCGTATATACTCGCTAAGAGTTTGTGGACGAGCAACGGCTCTTGGCAAAACCATTGCAACATTGATGCCCTGATCTGTTACGAACTGACGAACCGCAGTTTCATAAGTAACGCGACCACCGGTAATGCCATACATCTCACGGGTTTGCTTTACCACACGATCAGCCTTGGCCATTGCCTCAGCCTCACTTATGCGCGGAGGAAGCGGAACAGGCTCAAGATCAGTGCGAACTGAAACCTCTGGCTCAGATGCTCTTATTACAGCGCCAGCATCTACATCTGCGCGAGTGAGCATTCCAGCAACCGTACCGATAGCACCGCCAAGAAACAGCCCAGCACCCACATTCAGCAATGCCTCACCCATTGTGTAATCAAGTTGCTGATCTCTTGAGAGAGCATAATACAGCGGCTCAGTGAGCAAAGCACCGGCAGTACCCTCTATGGCACCAACCCTTGCTCTGCCGCCCACACGCCCAAATCTGGCTACAGATGCAGCCCTTCCCGCTTGACCGACAAAGGGAATGAACATTGTGGCCACTTCAACCGGATCTGTTGCCATTGCCAGCATACCGCCACCAAACTTAGCAACGCCAGGCAAGAACCCCGTTGGACTGCGAGAGATGATAGCATTGCGCATAACTTCCTCTCGCTTGCCCTCATAAAGTAGACGCGCCTCTTCTTGTGTCATAGGCTCATCAAATGTCAGAAGATCACCATATTTCTCAGTTAAATCCTCTGGCGTAGACAATCGACCCTCATCAATACTTTGCTGAAACAGCGCATCTTTTTGGGTTTCACTTTCTTGATACAGCGCATCGAGTTTAGATATTAGCTCTTGGCGCTCCGCTGGATCTGATGCTGTGCTAAGATCAAACTCAATAGCAGCTTGTAGATTGCGACGATCACGTTCTGCTTGTGCAAATTGTTCCCGCTGATCTTCAGTTAAGGCAGTCCCCGCCGCTTGTGCTTGACGAAATGAGCGAGCAATCAATGTGCCGGTCATTGGTGTATCGGACATTTCACTTACAGCACGGCCCAGAGAAACGCGAATATCATCCGCAGCAGTTAAGCGGAGAACCCTATTCTCTGTTATTAGCGGCCTTGGACGCATTATCTATTGCCCCTTCAGCCAATCATCATAAGATAAAAAGAAGTCTGGATCATTAACTATTCCTTTTGACACTTCTTCTCTATATCTGTTGAGAAGTTTTCTATTCTCTAGGTTTGTAGCTCTTTGGATTTCAATAGGAGCCGTATCAATCATTTCTTTTACACTATCTTTTCGTAATTCTAATTCTGATTTTTCAACCGGCTCTTCTGGCAATGCGTCTAAAACAGGCAATTCAGTGCGGATCTGTTCATCCATCGTGCTAAGCAGCCGTGACATCTCTGAGAACTTTACTTCAAGCTCTGAGCCATCTTTTGTTAAAACAGGAAGCTCAACATCATTAACCGTGTAATGCAGAGTAAGGCCATCTCCGGTGCTATTGTTTAGCCACACTCCGGTGGATGCTATAGACGCGAGAGAAACAGCTTCATCGACAAAACCAGGATATTGTGCGGAATCCAGAGGCACAATATCAAGACGTCTTAATCTTCCTTCTGCTAAGAGCCGTGAAGCATTGGTTTCAATAACAGCGGCATCAAACTCTACAGGAACAACATATTTTCCCTGTGGATTTAAAATTACTTGGTCAACCTCTGGAATGATGTCACTAACAGCACCCTCAACAGCAGCAGCCATCTTAACATCTGTACCCTTTATTCTTGATAGAGCCAGCTTTTCAATGACAGCATATTGCTCATTGAATATAGCTTCTGCTTGCGCACCACCGCCAGCAAGATATGCAAAGCGATAATCTTCCAGCAAAGTGTTGATTTCCTTTTGAACATCACTCACAACAGTCTTTTCCAAACCTGTCTTAATCTCTGTGATGTCGCGTGTGGATATATCCAGAAGCTCTTTCTGGACTGCCACGTTTGTTGTGTACATTGCTTGCACATATTCTGGACGTAGTTTCTGCGCTCTTAATTCTTCAATAAACTGAGGCGCGTAATTGCCAAGATTTAATCTGATTTGATTGAAAGTTTGAGAAGCAACATCTGTATCAATGCTTTGAATGACATCAACCATCTGAGCAGCAAACTGCTTTGGCATAACATTGCGTTGGTTTGGCGGCACTCCAAGATCATCAAACCTGCTTTGAACTATGTCACGCAAATTCAATATGCCTTGAGATGCGGCATCAATATTTCCAGCCGTAATTTGAGCTTGAATATCTGCAATCGCACCAGCCGCAGTTTCATCAGTCTGAGCGACAAACAAAGCAGCATCTTTTCTAATCGCATCATTTCTATTGGCAACAGCTTCAACCCAATCCGCATGTCTCCTGATTGCTCTGTCAGGATCATCAGATGTACGAATTTCTGCAAACAATTCTTCAGTTATTTCCTGAGCGCGAGACGGTGCCATATTATACAATGCGCCACGATTGAGAACATCCTCATTGGCGTCATTCCAAGCCTCTTTATAATTGGCAGCTTCCTCTGGTGAGAAGATACTATCAATCGCATCCTCATTAAATTCATAACCTTCTGGCGCTTGACCGGTTACAGTAAGCACAGATATTGCATTATTTAGATCAGTGAGGGATTGCTGTTGAGCGCGATTAACTTCAGATTTCAGATTGTTATCCAATGAAATCATAAAAGATCTGTTCTGCTCATAGGTATAACCAGGCAGAGGGTTCTTCTCATATTCTTCAAGCAACAAACGCTTTGCATCAATGCTATCTGCATTGTCATACAGATACAGTCTGTTCTGGCGCACCGCTTGTTTGAGAGTTGCATCTACAACTTTCTGAGCATTTTCTCTCTTAACGCCAAGTTCTAACTGATCCGCTAAGAGCTTTGCACCAGCAGCCTCAATGCTTTCTCTTGTTGCACCTGGCTGTGTCGCACTATCAAGTATCTCTTGAGAGCCGATAGAAACAATGTTTGCAACTCGTTCCTTTGCAGCGGCTTGAGCTTTTCTAAATGCAATATCGGAATACCGTCCCTGATAGGTCAATGCGCTATCATTTAAGCGCGCAGACAATACACCACCGGCAACAGGATCAATCTCCTGCAAAGAAGCTGCATAACCATCTTGAATATCCGCCATAGATGTTTGGAATGCAGACATAGACATATTGTTTTTGTCAGCTTCACGAAGAAGATTTTGCATATCTTGCTTCGCCATGCTCTCAATCTCAACAACAGCAATTCGATTGGCGGCATCAAATGCAGCACGTTCTGCTATTGTGGTAGGTCCACCGGCCTCACGTAACGCCTCCAGAGTAGGCAAAGCACCTTCTTCGCGCACACGCTCTTGCCCGCGCAGTTCCGCTGCTTGAGCGGCCTGTTTGAAAGCAAAGTCGGACATACGGTCTACTTGCTCAGAAATAGTCTGGGCGAACCTTGCCTGTTCACGCGCAGCAGCAAAATCCATCTGTTGCGGCTGTCTAACTTGTAGGCCAATGCGCTGATATCTGGGAAGGAGAGCCATATCTTAACCTATGCTAATTGTCCGTATCTATATGCACCCTGACCAATTTGACCCACAGCCTGTACATAAGAACTTAACTGCGCAGCTTGACCAGCTTGTTTATAAATACCAGCTTGTGTTTGTCCTTGACCAAGAGCCATGACTGCATTGTCAGCAGCAATGTTAAACTCTCTTACGCCCTCACCCATAGCAAACTGTTGCAACGTAGCAGCAGATCCAGATGTCGGATCTACACCACCAGCCGCAGAGCGAGAGATAATTGCGGCAAGCGTTTCATTCAGATTGCGTAGAGCATCAGTTCCTCTTTGCTTGTATGCAAGAGCCTCTGCCCTGCCGCGAAGCTCTGCCTGTCTTGCTTGTGCCTCATATTGTTGGCGCTGGGCAGCACCAGCAGCAATCGTTCCAAGTGCAGAAACACCAGCCGCAGCAGCTTGAAATCCAGCAGATGTTATAATCGGTGTTGCCGCAGCAGCTATCGGAGCTAAAACAGCCATATCAATTCCCCACACTTAAACGATATTCAAGACCAAGAACAGTCATGGCCAACGGCACAGATTGGCTTATCGTTATTTGTCCAGTGCCACTATATCCCAACAAACCATGCGCAGTTTTAATGCCGGTAAACGGCTGTACTGCCGTATCCAATACATCCTCGCCAAAGTTCCTAAAGGAAACCTGCTTGCCGTTGATAGTCATGTCTTGCGTATCGTTAATGATAGCATCAACCTGTATGATGCGCTTCTTAAATCCTTGCACAGAGCCAGAAGATAGCACCGGTTCCGCTGGCATGGTGCGAGCCGTTACCGTGTAGTCCAAGCCCACCTGATAACTCGTCGTTGCCGCTGTTGCAAAAGTAATCGTGTAAGGCGATGCTGGCACAACCTGAGAAGGCTCAATAACGCCATCACGAATGATTGATACTGTCTCACCTTGTAGCTGGTTCATGTTCACTGAGGCAGCAGCACCGCCGCTCTTGGCGCTATCCAGCGTCAAATCCGGATTAAACTTCTCCAGCATATATTTATCAGAACCATTGATGGTACGCTTTACGATTACATAAACGTCAGCGACTTCCACGCCGATAGCAATAAACTCGCCATCAGTGGTAAACCGGCTGGGCGCAATCACATTCTGTCCAACCAGAATAGAATACACCGCCATAGATCCATCTGTACCATTTACCACAAATAAACGATCTGATTCGTCCGTAGACGCCGCTCGACGCGCAGCCATATCAACAGGATTTTTCAGCAAGTGAGAGCTAAGAGCAGAGATATTCTGCACCTGATATGATGCAGTTGTATCGCCAAACTGGAACGCATTGATGGACTTACCTTGACGCTGAATAAAGACAGACGCACCATTAAGATCTTCAATCGGAATACCAGCCCTTGCACCCAATCTTGTTTGTGGCCGCACAAAGAATGATGAGGGCGTAATAGGATTGTCACCCGTCTGAAGAACAACAAACTCACCGCCGGTTGTGAAGATCCGGAAGTCATTGCCTGAGAAGAGATTAACAATCGTGTTTAGCTGATTTGTGTTAATCGTTGCCTCTACAGCCTCATCATCAAGGCCAGTGCCAGGATTAAAGTCAAAGTAGTTGATAACGCCAGAACCCCATATTGTATTCGGTCTGGACTTAGAGCCACCAAAATACAACCGGCCTTCATGGAATGCAGCAGACTTGGGCCATCCGCGAGTGGTAGACCATACATTCTCATAGCCATGCTCGCTTTCCCAGTTGCCAGATGTGATACCGCTTGTGTCGAAGAAGTTGACCTCAACAACAGCCCTCATTACTGTGGCAGAAACATATTCAACATATCGCGCACGGCCAAACGTACTAAGAACTTGAGCATATTCGCCAACAGCACTGGGAGCAAATGCCTCAACCTTATAGTTAGTTGTGGCATCTGGTTGCGTATCCCATGCAGGAGAAACAGTAAGAACCTTTGTGGAAGCAACATAATCTTCAACATGGCGCGTTTGACCAGAGCCGGTGCCAGATGTTAAAGTTATGAACATCCCATTTGGCTGATCATCAGCGTAAGGAGATGCAGCCTTCAGTGTAATCGTATCAGCCCCACCAGCTTGTGCCGAACCGGTATCACTTGTTACTGAAGATGCAGTAATTGTAATATTGCCCGTAGTCGCGCTTGGTGTAATTGTAAAAGTCGGCTGATGCGTATCAAACACATAAGCATATTGCGGCACATTAGTCAGCGGCAAATTTTCCAGCGTCCATGATGTATCGCTGTTTCTCACCAATCGTTTAGTTTGTAGATCTTCGTGGCAAAGAATGAGAGTATCAACAGCTTGTGTGTAGTTGATCTCATCAAGCATGGCGGTTGTTATATCTGTAGCCGTGATATAATCATTGCCAGATCCATTTATATTTGTTTGCAGAACACCGGCCTTGAACACATAGATGCGCTGATTAACAAACACCAACAGATAGCTATCCGTTACGCTAAACTCAAACGGAATAACCTTGAAGTCTGTGAATGTACCTCCAAAGTCATGGATGAACTGAAGCCCATCACGGCGCTTAAAACCACCTTGAGGCTGAATGATAACATTCGTCGCTTCTTCCAAAGCATTCTGATATTGCTGCAAATCAGTACGAGCGCGAATAAGAGGATCAAGCTCGCCAACCGAGAAATTGGTTTGGAACTGGATAATCCGCATTTTAGTACCTTACATCAATAAGTGAATAATCCTCGATAACTTGTGGCGGCTTACCACGACTATCAACATTCATTGCCTCACGCATCATCCCGCCACGGCCACTATCAGCCGGTGACCCATACGCCAGAGCGCGGAAATAATCTGCCTTGGATATTTGATCTGTAATCACAAAGGCAAGCTCAGAGGCCAATGCAGTACGAAGCAAACGCACAAAGTAATTCGGCATTTTGCTTTCTGCTATTGAGCCTTGGTAATCAATAAATACTTGCTCAAAGTTGGTGTAGACCTGATCGCCATAAATCTCCCAGCCATAACGAACCGGAAGCTGGCCAAGACCAGAGCTTCTGAATAGAGCAATAACACCGGAGAGCATATCGCCAGGAAGCTGATAAGCATACTTCCACTCATCCACCGGCGTAGTAGACAAGCGACCAAGCTGCTCTTTCTTTACGCTCCAACTCCAGAGATAGTTTGATAAAAGCGTATCGCGTACATCTGGGTATAGTCTATCGCAAGCCTGTGCTGCATCACTGCCCTCTGTAAACGATGAAAGGGGCGCTGCCCCCAACAGGATCAAAGCATCTGAGCAGATCGATAATGCGGTATCACCAGCGGCCATGTTGCCCTCCTGTTAGTGGGGAAGGGGGCCGAAGCCCCCAACCTTTAGATAGCTGTCGTTGTAATAACACCAGCAGTATTGGTTGCGACGAGCGTTTGACCGCCATCACTTCCATATGTGTAGATCCAATCACCAGTAGTGATAAGAGCCTCAACTGTATTAAAGTAACCAGACGCAGCAATAGCTGCTTTGTTGTCAGCAGCAGATTTATAGCTATAAATTGCTGGAGAGTTACCGCTTTTAGAAGCACCAACAGTTGACCAGTTTGCTTGTGCGAATGCCATTGTCTAACCTCCTTACGCTTCGGTACAAGAAATTTTGACAATGCCCTCACCGTCGATTGCAACGGAACCGGCGGAGAACATCGAGCTAACCAAGTAAGATGTCTTTTCTGGGACATAGTTTACTTCGGTTTTCTGCGACATTGACTCAGCATAGCCCATTGAATCTTTGTGCCAGGCAAAACAGGTACGAGTTGAAGGCTTAGGAATACCACCCTCATCACGATCACCCATTGTCAAAATGTTAAAGCCCATGAACGTATTGATTTCACCCTGTACAAGAGCTTTTACAGAAGCAAAGTCTTGGCTAGTTACTTCAGTCTCACCGAGCAATGAGTCAAGCTGTGTTGCGTGCATCAGCAAATAACGGCCCTCAGAAGGCACGTTTTTCTCGTTAAGAGCTTTTGCTGTTGCGCGTAGCTTCTCAATGTTCATGTCAGTGTTACCACCTGGTCCAACAGTTGTTGCAACAGTTGATGTGCCAGTGGCAGCATTCAGAGCATCAATCATGATCTGGTCCATGCGACGAGCAATAGACTTAGATACAACTTGAACCAGTTCAGAACGCTCATCAAAGTTGATGTGAGACTGCTGGAAGATGTCTGAGTATTCCGCTGCGATGTAATCTTCCATCGTCGCAGTTACTTGACCATAAGTCACGTTCAGTGGTGTGACGTCTGTTTGTGGAACGCGAAGTGTAGCAACACCTTTTCCGATTGTTGGGAATTTAACAGTGTTACCGGCAACTCCGGTACGTGTCCGCATCGTGCCGCGAAGCAGCGATTCGGCTTGGTACGCTTGTTTGACCTCAGAGTCGAAAAGATCAACAAACGCCGTGGTGACGTTCTGCGCCATTGCAGATACCTCCTAATAGGTTTCAACAAAACGCTTCCGTTATCCGAGATCGGGCGGTCGCTTGCGCGTTATGGCCGCGCCAACCAGTAGATTACTACATTCAACGGGCCGGTGCGCGGTTAGCCGTCAAGACCAAAATACACGCAAGCGATATTTATTGCAAGAGTTTAAGCTCTTTGCTGGGATTGGAACCATTGACGCTCTATTTTGGTGCGCCAAGCCGCATCAGTTTTCCAACGCGGATCTGCAATAGCAACATCAAGATCCTCTCTTGTCATCTCTTGTTGCTCAATCACCGGCTTGATTGGAATGTTCTCATTCGTAATGGCCTGATGATATTTCAAGAACGCATTGATAGCATCAGCATTGTTCAAGGAATATGCTATCGCTTCACGCTCAGAATTGTTAAGCGGAGCCTTCATCAAGATACGCTCAGTCATCTGGATCTTCTCAGATGCGTTGGAGCCTAGCTTCTCCATCTCAGCGCGGCGATCATATTCAATACTTTCCTGTTCATCTTTTGAAAGGGCCAAGACACGACCAGCGAGATCCTCGAAAGCATCCTGGCTAATCCCGTTTTCCTTAGCCCAATCCTGATATACGGCGACAGTCGGATCATCAGCGTCCAAACCTTGATCCGCAAGTGCAGATATATCATACTGCTCCGGTGCTTTATGTTTTCCCGCCTTAAACTTTTTTTCCAATTCTGCATAGCTTTTTGCCAACTTCTCAACATCAGGACCATCATCGTCCCAGAATTTTGCAGGATAATAATCAGGGCGCTCTAATGGCCCATCATCATCAGATGATTGCATTTCTTCTTTTGGTTGCTCGTGAACCGGAATAGGCGCTTCCTCCTGAGTTGCCTCCGGTTCCGATACGTTAATCATTGGAGCGTCTGTGTCCGCTTCCATTACTGCCGCTTCTTCAGCCATTGTTTGACCTTTCTATTCTTTTCTCAATCATTCGCACAATCTCAGCCATTCCTGTTCTGGCATAGCCGAAACTTGCGTCCTCTCCTGGATGCCAAGATGGTTGTTCAATCGTAATACTGCGCAAGTGACTTAACACCCTTTGCCCCTCAGAACTCTTGAAAACCTTACCATATAGAATATCCATATCGTCGGCTCTTGGCGCTTCACTCACGGCTTGGGTCAACCCCTCCCAGCCTTCGGGTGAACTCATTGCATTGCCTCCATTGTAGCCCCACCATCAGTTGCAGCCGGTGGTCCTTGTTGTGCCATCATTGCTTGCTGCATCTGTTCCATCATCATTTGCTGCTCTTCCGGTGTGGTAAGCAGTTCTTGATTTATGTTCATCTTCTCAGCGATGAATTGTGTTATGCGCGGGATAGACAGAGCCGCTTGACCTTGTGGGCCAAGAGCATTCGCAATCTGCATAAACTGCACAATATCGTTTACCTCTTGCAACTTCTGAGCCTGAGCCAAAGGCGCAACCGGTGTAACCTTAACCTCAACACCGTTTACCTTTAGAGGCAGATCAATGAAGCCTTGCTGATCCATGATGAACAAAATACGCGATACAATCGGCACCATTGTTTCATCTATCAATCGACCAAAGGCAGATCCCAGATTGGTCGCAAGCTCGCGCGATCTTTCCGCAATCTCTGTTGCTGACCGAGCAGACATATTGTCAGGCGGCAACGTATCATCCATCAGGATCTTTTTCACGTTCATACGCAGATCATTCATTACGATCTGGCTGACATTAAAGTCACCGGCCCTAGGGAGGGGGGCCAGTGACGCGCCTTGAGGACCACCGTTTCGAGCAACACCGATGACCGATCCAGGCTGTATCTTAATATTTTGCGGGTTTAGAACGCCATCATCTGCCGCCGTATATACACCGGCAATAGCAAGAGAAGCATTCTTCAGAACCAATTCAACAGTCTTATTGAGTGTTTTGATATCGGAAATGGCTGTAACCAGAGGACCACGGCCATAGATCTCACCAGCAACCTTCATATATCGAGCAACAATGAATGGAGATGATTTCATTGTGCGATAGACAAGCTCTTGCTGCTTGGAAGGCCAAATAACATGATAGCAATAAACACCACGCTCATAGTCGTAAATAATCGCATCCATCAAATCTATTTCTTTGGATGGAGATTGTGTTATCGCATCAGATAATTCTTGAGTTATTTCAGCATCAGGAAACTCTTGTGGTATCGTTTCAGCCTTCATGCGCAGCTTACGATACACATTATCAACATTGCCGAATGTGCCTTCCTCAATAGCAACAAGATATTGTGGAATAGGCGTAAACCGGATAGGTGTAACCTCATCACCAGGCGTTACCATCATCACGGCAGTACCCACACAAAGATCCAGCAAGAACTCACCCATAGCCAAATCAAAGTTCGTCTGGCGCATAATCTCAAACATGCGGGTAGTATAAGCATCCAGAGCAGCCTGAGCCTGTGGTTGTTGCTGCTCTGGGATGCCGGTGCCAGCCTCTAAGCGACACCATTCCTTTTGTGGGGGAAACAAGCCAGCTTGAATGCGATTAGCAAAGCGCTGGGTGGCGTGAATAGCTGTGGAGTCAAAGACCCTAGACATCTTGCCTTTGCCAGCCACACCGCCCTCATAATAGCCTGAGTAAAGGTTTCTCTGTGGCAGAGCAAACTCATAGCAATCTTCATAGATCGAGCGCCATTCGTCCTTGCGAGCCTGAGCTTTGGCCTCACGTTCAATAATATCTTTTACATTCAGCCGAGCCATTTAATTATCCTTTTTTGTGACGCTGGGCAAAGTTGCGAGCCGCCTCAACAGATCCAAAACCCCATGCCTTGAGAGCCAAAGCCTTGCGAGTAGGCTCACCCTTTTCATCTTTCATCGGGCCTTTCATACCAGCAAAACGCGCAGCAAAACTAACACGTCTGGGATTTGTACCTGTCTTGAGCGGAGCCTTTAGATTGCCACCTTCTTTTGCCTCAAAGTGCCTACGACCAGCTTCATTCAAGCCGCCCTTGGGATTTTGAAACCTTTTAGCAACCATGCTGGCCTCCTACCGGCCAATGCGAATATTTGCCGTTCCGCTTGTAAATTCACCAGTTTTAAAGCCAGCACGATACAGTGCAATGCCAGAAGGCTCAAAACCATAAGTTTCAGTCGGAGCAGTAAATGTATCAACATCACGCGCATCATTGTCTGGATCAGAGGTATCAAATGCCCGTTGCACCGTAACCGTACCCACAAATGTACCAGAAATGGAAAAGTTGAACTCTTTAGTGGAGTAAATCCAATCTGTGAAAGTATTTTGAGCAGTCAGACTTGCGGTTACTAAACCAGTATCCTTTGGTAAAACAGCCATCTATTTACCTTTCTTCTTAGCTTTTTCCTGTTTCTCGATACGTTGCATCGTACCGAACACATAGGCTTGCTTGCGCTTACCCTTTAGATTTAGACGCTCTGCGCTTAGGAGCAGCCTTTGGTGCAGCTTCTTTGGCATCAGCTTTTTCCTCAACCTTTACCGGCTTTGGCCGATTGTGAACTCTAGGATCTGATTTGATCTGTGTCATTCGCCACCTCCTAATTTGGTTTGCATCATTTGACGGATTGGAGAAAACAATAATCTCATGCCACCAGTACGGCGCAACCGGCGACGACCCATTGCAGCTTGCATTGCTGTAGTTTCTTCCGCTGATGCTCGTTCTTCTGCTCTAGCACGAGCCGCCTGTTCTTCCGCACTTGGACCGCGCGGTCTAGGGCCACGAATTAATCCCGCCATATTAAAACCTCGTCATCATGTAGTAGTCGGCCCCTTCCGGACCAAACTTTCTCATAACACTTTCTACCTCAAAACGTAGTGCTTTGGCAAACTTAAATGCGGTATCATTTTCCACTTTTACGCAAATTTGCAGCCTTCTAACCCCATAATCTCGCAAAGCGGTATCGGTTACGGCCTTAGCGCCACGCACAAGTGATATCGCATGATCGTTAATATCCTTGCTGGGAATAAGCCACATTTCTGCCAGGCCATTCCAGATATACCGTATGCCAAAAGCAAGAAAGACTTTGCCACGACAAATCGCAGCCCAACTTAATCCGTCCTGAGAATTATCCCAAATATATTCTACGTAGTTTGGAATATGCTTGGCGTACTCCTCGCTATCTCCCGTCAGGCGTATTCTCGCCAGATGCTCATAGCGTAGAGGCACAATCTGCTCATCAGAACTCATTCGAAACTCTGGAAGCTGCACCAAGCCCATCAGAATACCTCAAAGTCTGTTGACGCGCTGTATGTCTGACCGCCAACAAAAGAACTCCCGTATGTGCC